TGGTTGTATAGAACCATCGCCTATCCCCGTTCCATCATGAAAACTAGCGTCATTTGCTGCCAAAAGATTCATTTTTGCCGCTGTTAAAATTTCGCCCGGCACAAAATTTAAGTTAACATACGCCATACTATCTCACCCTTTCTATTTGAAATGTCTCAAATCGCTCAATAATCATACCTTTATCGCTATACTTCAGCTCGTAATCTGCCTGCTCTTTATGGACACTTTGCTTTAGTGCCACTTCACTCTCTAGCTGCGCTCGCTCGAACGGGCTCATAGCAAATGAGTTCACCAGCTCTACTGGACTAGCCTCGCCTGGTTGCACTGGATTTATTGTTCCTCTCTCAAATTTAGATAACCGCGTGTCGTTGCCGGTTAATGCTTCATAACCAATCATCGGAAATCCTTCAGGCGTTTTATCTAGCCTCTCACGGGTCGTCAGAAATAGCCCCTGATAATCATAAATATCACGGTTGCCTCCACGCCTAGGTGCGGTAATTGCTGAAAAGCCTTGAATTGTCTTTGCCGGAAAACACTCAACTGCGACTACCAGATTAGTTTTCAGACATCTCACAAAGTACACCTGGCTGTAATGCTGAGCATAAAAATCTGCCATTTTCTCCAGTTCGGCTTGGTCTTGCGTTTGCTTGGCTGTTTCGCTATCCATTATTTCCTCCAATAAAAATACGACCGCCGCTCTGGCTGGTCGTATATACTGCTTACATTATACCATACTTAGTTTGCTAGCACATCTCCGCCATCCAGCGTTGATTTGTCCAGCTCAAACGCACTAATTTTCGGACGCTCCTCCACCTCCAGGCTCTGTCGAAAATTAGCATTCACGCCGCCTGCCAGCTCGTAGCTGGTAATAAAGCAGCTGAAACTATCAGCCAGCTCATCAATCTGCAAGTCCACCGTATCGCCGATCTGCAAATACGGCACAAAAAAGTTATCAAGCTTGAATTGTCTGTTCGGATTTGAGTACAATGTCACGATATTATTAGCAATCGCTCTCGCACCGCCAACATCCTGCACTAGATTATTTTCAATCTTCAGAATCTCCGCGCCAACACCAGTTGACGTGTCAGGATTGACGCCGTACTGTTCAATGCTTGGCTCGCTCACGGCATTTTCGGTAATTACTTGCGCTACCTTTGCTGGTACACCCCATAACTGGATACGATTAATATATCCGTCCACGCTTGAGTTGTTACGGAAGGTCATTTTGTAAGTGCTGCCAAAGTTGTACACCGACACCAGCTGTACATTGATTGCGCCGCCTCCACCGTCAGAATTTTTCGCGCCAGAATACATCGACGTACCAGAGTTACTGCTTGCATGAACTGGTCTATCTACACTTACAGCATAAAAGTCCCCAACACTATCCTGAAACTCAGCGAAAATGTCGATAGTCTTACCAGCTCTTATTTTCGTTTGCTCGCTGCCCTGCTCCAGTTCCCACAGTTTTTGAAATGCCTGCACTTTGAATGGCTTTGCTACCACCTGCGCCGAGTTTATTACTGGCGTTGACTTAATTTGTAGGTTGGTCAGGTTAGAATAACTGAATGTATAAGCTGTTTGCTGAGTCTTCGCCAGGTGCGTTCTATTCCAGAACCGAATTATCCCCTGCTCGTCAACAAAGACCAGCGCCGCTTCCGCCTCTGCCAATTCTTTTAGCAGATCGGTTACGCTCTTGTCTTTTGGCGATAAATAGCCAATCGCCACCTGTTGCGACCGGTCGATCTCAAACTGGTTAGTACTGAACCCCTGCTCAATCAGCAAATCCCTCACAATTTCGTGTGCAAACTTACCTACGAATGCTGGTAGATTAGAATATTTTGTGTCCAGATAGGTAATTGCGTCAAACGCCGTCAGCTCCACTGTCTGTTCCACGATATTAACCGTCGGTGTGCCTACAAAACCAACAAAGTTCGTAATCATCTCGCCATCATATCCAGTCAATATCTTTATCGGCCGCCCTGCCTTGATAAATTTGCCAATCACAGGGTCTTTTTCTGGCAGGAACCGCCCCGTCGTATTATTCAGTGTGATTGTCGCCTGGGCTGTAACTACACCCCATGAATAGCTGCTTACCTTCTTGCTTATTTTGAAGTTCTTAACGTAGCGGCTTTCATCTGTGTATGTATATTTGTCGAAAAGCGTTACCACGTCGCCCGACCCTTTCAGAAAATCTCCGCCGTCCAGTGCTGAAGAATCGAGATTAAAAAACCGCGTGGTCGGATTTATTTGCTTACTCCACCCCAGCATAACCGCAAAATCAGTCTGCTTGCGTGGTGCGTCAACCTTGTTGATGAAATTAGCCGAAACCGCCTGCATTTACACCTCCCGAATTGTTACGGTTAGGCTTGTCATCAAGCTGCCGCCGCGAATATACTCGTCGGTGTCACAATCTGTCATAATCCCGTCAAACTGAAGCACGCCATACTTTGACTGGTCGTTATAAAACTTCACCGTGCCAGCGTCATTAAAGATACTCTCAAAGAATCGAAACTGTGCTGGAGTTACTGCTGTAAATGTCATTTTGGCACGCTTTTTGGACGGAAAGCTATGCCTTTCAATACTGCCATTAATTGAAAGGTTGTCAGTCTTTACCACCACCGGCGAATCATCGTAGCCGCTTGGATAAATTGGTATTTCTTGACCATTTAATCGTATCATCGGAGTGCTCCTAATTGATCAAGTCGCAGTCCTTGTGCTTTTAGTGCTCGATTGATTTGCTTTGCGATATTCACTGCATCCTCCTCGCTAAATTTATCGTCTCTAGTGGTCACATTCACGGTGATATTGACATCTCGCGAGCCAACACCGTCGCTGCGCTTGTTAATTTGCGTCACCAGGCTTGCCATCTTACTTTCTGGAACGACCCATTCGTTCTGTCCGCCATCACCAGCATAAATAATCGAACCGCCGCCCTGCGGAGTAACGATACCACCGGTCGCCATTCGCGGAATATGTAAGCTTTGAATATTGCCAATATGTACGCCTGGAATCTTGTTGATAAGTCCAATTGCACCGTTAATCATGCCAATGAACCCGTTTGCCATCCTCTCGACCATGCTTAGTGCACCATTAACTGCACCCCTGACCGCACCGCCAATAGCGTTGCCAACGAAGCTACCCAGTCTTCCGAACATTCCAGTGATAGTGTTCCACACGCCGCCGAAGAATCCTGCTAGCCCGCTAAATATGCCAGTTATAGCGTTCCATGCTCCACGGAAAATACCACCAAACCAGCCTGCCACGCCAGCGAATACACCGACGATGCCGTTCCACACGCCACCAAACCAGCCAGCTGCCGCACTCCATACACTCACGATAATATTCCATGCTCCGGCAAATATTCCGCCAAACCAGCCCACGACAGCCGAGAATATTATTACAATGCCATTCCAAACATTGGCAAAGAATCCTACCACAGCATTCCATACCGCTACGATAGCGTTCCATGCACCCTGGAATAGTCCGGAGAAGAATCCGACCACCGCATTAAACGCAGCAACAATCCCATTCCACGCTCCCTGCGCAGCAGCCACCACGCCATTCCAAAAGTCCGTCAGCCATTTCTTGACTGTGTCCCAGTTAGCGATAATTAGCGCCACTACACCAGCAACAATAGCCACAATAGCACCAATCGGACCCATCGCCATTAGCCAGGAGGCAGCAATCCTAGCGCCGGCCACTAACGCTTGTACGCCCATCATCACAAACGTCGCTACTGCTTTTGCACCCATCACTACCGCACCGGCCGTCCACTTACCAAAAGCTATAGCCCCTTGCACGCCCATAATCCCAGCGTGAATTACAGCCTTGCCGCTCATCAGTACAAAGTTTTTTATGGCTCCAGCGCTAGCGATAGCTGCATTCTTGATCCATGAACCAAAAGCTATAGCTCCCTGAACTGCCATCTTACTAGCGTTGACTGTCGCTGAAACAACAGTCTTTGCCAAGCTCTTGGCTATTTCAGCCGCCATTCCTGCACCCTTAACTGCTGCATTTTTTGCCATCACGGCAAACGATTTCGCCGCTTCAATGCCAATTTGTATTAATTTTGGCAATACAATCGTTCCGATGACAATACCCAGGTTGATCAGCAGTGTTTTATTGTCGTTAATCCATTTCGTGATGGCGTTGAATACATCTCCAGCAATCTTTTTCGCTTCTTCAAACTTCGCAATAAACCAGTCTGCCACAGCCTGCCCAAAATCGCTCACTGCTTTCTTGGCATCATCGAAAAACTTACCTACACTCTCGGCGATATTCTTAACAGTGTTGCCAGCGCTTTCTAAAAAGCCCTTGATACTATTTATGGAATCGTTCCAGGTGTTTTTAATCCATTCAGCAGCCTTGCCGAAAATGTTGAATTTCATCTGAAGGAATACGAGAGCCGAAACTACGGCTGCGATAGCAACCGCCCATAACATCATTGGATTGCCAGTTAGCGCAACGCTCAGTATCTTAAAAGCACCGGCCGTACCCTCTATTCCTTTTTTATATTCATTGACCTGCTTAATCGCACCAGTTATGCCCGACCCAACCTTCATAATCGCCCAAGCACTTGCCAAAGATGTTAGTGCCGGAACTAGATTGTTTATGATCGTATCCGCAACCTTCTGCACTGTGTCCTTATTCTCTTCCAGCCAATTTGTCGCATCCTCTACAGCTTTGCTGATTTTGTCGAATACGCCACCAACTTTGACTTGCCCAGTCGCTGCATCCACGCCGACAATTTTCATACCCACATTGGTAATTGTTTCCAGCAGATTGCTCATGCGGCCGTTGAACGTGCGAGACTGTTTGATAGCACCCTGAAAAGCCATGCCGCCCTCAGCACTCGCCATCTGGAGTGCCTTACGTAGCACGTCAGCCGTAACCTTACCCTTCGACAAGTCATCGCCAAAGGTTTTAATGGAGTGTCCCGCACCCATCGCTGCGATGATATATTTTTTGAATCCACCAGCACCTTGGTTGATGATCTGATACCAGTCTTGCGTCATCATTTTGCCAGTACCGATTGCCTGCGTAATTGGCAGCGCCAGCCCTTGCAAATCCGCGCCAGTCGCCCCAGCTAAGTCGCCCAGATTCCTCATCCAGCCCATCAAATCTTGTACTGCCACGCCGTTTGCTAGGAACATTTTGGCAGTCGCCTGGATGGATTTATTGTCAAAGGCTGTTTCTTTGCCGTATTGATACAGTGTTTTCATGACGACATTCGTCGCCTCTACTGTTCCAGTTAGCGATTCAAAAGACGATCGCAGTGACTGCAATTCAGATGCGCTTTTTACGAACGACATCAACCCAAAACTACCACCCACCGCCACCGCAGCGACGCGCTTCAGCGTCGATTCAATGAATCCGCCCGCTTGACTAAAGGCGTCCTTCAAATTAGCAGCGTTGCCGACTAGTTTCTTACCTACATTGCTGCTAAAACTTTTAACGCTCGCCTGAGCAGTCTTCAAGGCAGCCTGCAAGGCTGATACGTTTGCTCGAATTGTCAGAGTGAGTGTGCTGTTATTCATCTTCCGCCTTCTTTTTTCTAGCGGACGAAAAACAACAAAAAAATGCGGCTCAAAGTCCGCATATATTACCCATATTATACCACATCGTGATATAATCCCTCCATAAGGAAAGGAAAATAAACTAGCATGTTTAATCTCTTCAAGAAAAAAGAAAAACTGCCGCTACGTGCCAGCGGCGAATATAACGGTACATACAACCCTATCAAAGACAGCGTTTTGTCAGCTGAATTATTATTTGATCACGATAGTGTTACCTTTTTGTTTGATAAGGGCGTTAAAAAAGATGTCATACGGCGCTTTGATTGGTCAGAGGTAGAAGGCTTTGATTTTAATTCAAAAAAGGAAGACAAAACTGTCGTTTTCCGTACAATATTGTACTTGAAGGACGGGCAAATCACTTTAGTTAAACCAATTGAAGAAAGCAACGTTCAGTACGGTATTATCACTACGTTAGAACCTCATTATAAGAAAATACGCCAGTTTGTCGCTGGCAAATTAAATTCGGAGTCCTCCAAGTGAATCTGTCTATCCGTCGCAAAAAATCTGCTGAATCCAACAAAATCGACAAGACCAAACTATCTGTCAAAAACTTCAAACAAATCTACCAAGAAAATAAGAATAGACCGCTTACCAAAAACGAAAAGCGAGGATGGGCTATTTTGGGCGGTATCATCATAGCTATTCTCGTCATTGCTCATGTTAGCAATGTGATGGAGCAGTCTCGTCTCGAAAAGGACAATGTTCCAATCGTTATCTCTGATGTAGAGGACAATATCAAGCTCGATTACCACACCGACAAGCGTGAGATATCCGCCAAAATATCGGGTGTTAGCTCATTTGCCGAGGTAAAAGTCTCAGGCGACAAAACCGATATCCACGACCGCAAAGACGCAGCTGGTAATATCAAATACGAAGTTAAAAATATTAAAGAGGGAGATAGCGATATCTCTATATCTGTTGTCGACGGCAAACGTCACAGCGATAAAACGATTAAGCTTCACCGCCAAACAAAAGCCGACTACGATAAGCAAGAGCTCGAAAAAGCTCTCAAGTATACCGAGGAGATAGTAAAAAAGACTGAAGAACAACCCACCAACGAAAACATCTCTCGTGCCAAATCAGACATCAATAGATTACCAGAAGACAAACGTGCTCCATTCTCTGAACGTATCGCCAAACTAGAAAAAGCCAAGCAGGAAGAAAAAGAACGTGCTGACAAAGCCAAGAAAGAGGCTGAGGAAAAGAAAAAGCAAGAGGAAGCCGCCGCTGCTATCGCTCGCCAACAACAGCAGACGCGCTCACAACCAGCAGCTACACCTCGCCAGACTGCGCCCTCACCGCAACCCGCTCCGTCGGAGCTGAACTTTAGTAGCTGCAAAGAAGCGCGCGCCGCTGGCTATAGTCACATGCGTCGAGGTGAACCTGGGTACGCATCACACCTTGATAGAGACGGTGACGGTATCGCCTGCGACAAACACAGATAAAAGTAAAAGCAAGGACAGCTTACTGCTGCCCCGCCTTATCGATTTGCTCCTTTTCGACTACCGCCTCAACTTGGCGTCTTGCTAGGATAGCTGCGGTAAAATCCTCTGGCTGATCCATGTATTCATCGTACGTCCATCCATATTCCTTACAGATAAGCGCAATTTGGATCATCTGCGGCACTTCGCCAGAACCGTTGCGCAGTGCGCGGTCATATTTAATTGACCACGCCTCTATTCTTTTGGGAGCTCCTTGTCCTTGCCGAAGACCTCCATGACCTTGTTGCTGATAGTCTCGTAGTCGTCGCCAAATTCGCTGTCCATCAGTGCTTCAAATGGCTGTTCACGGCTGCCACAATACTCCAGCAATAACTTCTCAATTAGTTTATCGCTCGCTCCCATAACTCTACTCAAGTCGACATCTACCTCGCCATCACTGGCTTCCATTTCCTTAGTAGACATAGTTTGACCCTCGAGCATTAGCCGTCGGTACATACTTCTGTCGCGATTGCGAATAAATCCGCGGATAACGGCGTTACGCCCGTCTTTTAGTTCGATAAACAGTTCTCGATTACTCATTTATTTGCTCCTAGTACTCGTGTTTATTAATCAATTCAGCTTCGATAGTCTTGCCGTCTGTAATATTTAGCAAGCCCTCAAAGTTGATCGTCTCAGTTGAAATATCGCTCAGTCCGTAGCTTGGCTCTCGGCTGGAAATTGCTACCTTACTTATAGTAAACAACAGGCTGGTTGGCGTGGTTACGCCGGCTTTATGATTTTTATCTATGAAACCGAACTGCATTGCCTGAGTTGTACCGTTCAACATCGTGGTTTTGTAGGTGTTGTCAGTGTAGAGTTTCTCAATTGAGCCGCTAACCTCAAAGTCCTTATTAAAGATCTCCTGAATGTCATCCTTAGAACTCGACGTTTGAACCGCCTCCAAGTTTTTCTTAATTTCCAAGCTGAAACTCTTAACATCCTGGAGTTCTGGCGCTGCCGCCAATCCAGCTGCGTCGGCTGCCATTTTCAGTAGCACGTCCTTTGGAATAAACTCTGTCTCGGTCGAGTCGTACGCAATAGTAACGGTTGACGGCGTTACGTCCTTGGATTTTTTCGACATCAAGCTTACTTCAATCTTCGGATAATCATCAGGTGTCCATGAAATCTTAAAACTCTCAATCATGGCGTACGGAAACTGCCCGCAAAACACCGATTCCTTGATGGTGATAGTCGAGCTAATATGAGTATTCTCATTATTCAGCGAGAACAAATGCTTTTTAGCCCCCGTATCGCCAGCAACAGGCGTCGTTGCGGCTTTTTGACCAAACACCAGTGCTAGCCAGTAATAAAGTCCCTTTGCCCACGTCTTGCCGCCGATTGAACCCTCGCCCTTAACGCTCATCACATCAACAGCGTTGTTTTTGGTGATGTTATTGTACGCCGATTCGTTAGTTTTCGTCTCTGGCGTGTCCTTAAAGCTAAAATCCAGCTGTGGATAAAAATACGTCGGCATTTTAGCAGTACCTCTGGTGTCTTCCAGTGCCAACCCCACGGCGGTCTTTCGACCTGTTACAATCTTTTTCTCTGCCATTATTCCTCTCCCTCCTTATTTTCGGCTTTGGCTTTTTTAACTGCTTCTTCAAAGCTTTCTGCTTCGACAGACACGCCGAACTCTGGCAGATAAAATGACTGCTTCGGTGCGGGTGCTGCTGGCTGATTGTCTTTCTTCACGGTTAATCCCTTTCTTACGCGAAATCAGTCAATGGACAAAAGAAAATGCGACCAAGGCTGATCGCATATACTACCCGTATTATATCATGGTGCTTACATTTATCCAACCATATCGCGAGTGCGCACCGTGAATCGTATTAAAGCTTCGTTAGTAAATACGCTGCCGCCCCGCTCGCTGACTACATACTCTATTTCCGTTTGGCTGCCCAGGTCGATTATTAGCTCGTCAGATTGCTCATCTTGGAATTGCCTCAGCACAGATAAAATCGTCTCAGGTAGTAATTTATTCTTACTATCTCGCCCGCAAATCATTTTCACCAGCGCCATATGGCTGCCACTACGTTTTGCCGTGCTATTAAAATCCCTAGTTAGGTCATATGCCACGTTGATTAACACTGTCGAGTGCGTTTCGATTGAATACGAGGCATCATCAATGACACTCTGCCGCTCGTAACTAATAAAGCACATCGGCAAGCTTGATTTATCCACCACCATTGGATCGCCCAGATAGTATTTATTCCTCAAGTCTTTCGGGCCGTGCTCATTTAACAGGTTGCGCAACTTTGCTAAAATTGGGTCTTCGTATTGCATTATCTCTCTCCTTCAGCTTCTAAATAGATTTGTAATCGTTGGCGAATATACCGTGCCTGTGGCTCGGTCATGCCCCACATCTTGCGAGCTGGCATGTTTTTCGTGCCCATCTGATGATATTTGAAATACCGCGTCGGATTTTTAATAACCGCTTTATCACTATATATTTCCGCCTTAAAACCATCCTTCATCTTGCCTGTTTTATTCAGTAGCGGCCACGGATAGTTTCGCTTACGCTTCTGCCACTGTGCGCCAAAAACTGTACCACGCTTGCCACTAAAATTCTTGGAAATCTCATCCAGCATAAAATTAGCCGCCTCTTGCAATGGTATACGCAAACTACTAGCACGCTTCCATCGATTTAATAGTATCTGATTGAATTGCTTCAGTTCCTCGCCATCAACCGTGACAGAAATTGGTACTTTTTGCCCGTCCATCTACCAATCCTCGCTACTGATATGCGGTCTCTTTGAAAAAAGATCTCCATCATCCCGCACCGCAAATCCTTGAGCACTTCTTGAACAGGCTTCGCCGCAAACCGTGGCAATTAGCGTGTTCAGTTTTTCGCTTGCCAGCTCCAATTTCTTATAGCCATCCTTGCTGGTATTTTCAATGTCTTCATTAAATCCATAATCCCGCACCAATAGCATACCGGCAGCCATTAGCCGCTGAATGTAGCGTAATGTTGGATTATACTCCTCAGCCCAGGCAGCCTCACATGGAATCTTTGATATGATTTCGCTCAGTGCTTCAGTTCGCACTTTCTCGACATATTCAGGCTCTACACTAGAACTAGCAAAACGCACCGACACTTCCTGCCCAGAAACAACCGGCTTTTCCAGTGTAATCAATGCATTGGTGGTGTCTACTTCGGTTACTTTGACTAGCTTATTGTCCACCAGCACTCGCACATCTTTTACGTCAATTGTATCGTCGCCGTTGACGTCAGCCAAGATATAGTCTCCTAGCGAAATCACCGAACTGTTAACGTCGTTAAACTCCAATAACTGGCGGTGATACAATCCCGCCTCCTGTAATATATCTTTGATAGGTTGATTTATTTCGTGCTCCATATTATTTCTCCTAATCCTCAAACAAAGGCGGGCGAATCATCTCCCGCCTCAAGTCTGCCGACTAAGAACCTTTCACAGTCACGATAAACTGCATTGCCTGGTAAGCTGCGTCGTAACGACCACGCAAGCCCCAGCTAAACACATCAGTTTCGAATGCCTTGTCGCTGTTCAAGTCAGTCTTAGCAACAGGCTCACTAACCTTCACGCGCTCAGCAATCGTCAATGGGCACATACCCTCTTTAGCCGCCACCAAGAATGCTGCTTTGCCAGCAATACGTGGGTCAACGATCAGTTCAACGCGCTTGTAATTGGTGTTGCTCTGTCCATTGTCCAACTTCTCACGAAGCAAGATTTTCTCAGCTTCCTCGCGGTTTTCCTGACCAACAATCAAGTGGGTTGGAATCGGGTTGATAAAGTCGCCATCAGCATCTTTCATGCCGACCAACGCATCAAAAGCCTTACTAAATGTTGCAGCACTGAATGCGCCAGTAACCAAGTTACCGCGGTCAGCATGGAAGAATGGCTTGCCGTCGCTCAAGTTAGCGGTAAAGCCAACAGGAAGTGCAGCTACAGCCAACGCGCCGTAGTGACGACCACTCTTAGTAGTCATTACACGAGTTTGATTTGGAATCTGACCAAGGTCGTCATCTTCAATCTTTTCGCGCTCAACATCCAGAGTTGACTCCCACTTTCGCGGAGCGATTGTGTGGACGGTGTTGTCAGCCACGCCGTGTTTGCGCTCTGACTTAAACTCACGCATGCCAGGCACGCTGTTAAGTGTTACGATATTATTGACTGCACCTGTCACTGGTGTGATATCGTACAAAATGCCCTGCAGAGGGTCTTTATATTCTTTTTTAGTAGTCTTGTATACCGTTTTGATAGCGGTATCAAGCTTTTGTAACATTGCTTTTAAGTCCATCTTGTCTTCCTTTCTTAGCTCAGGCGAACACCTACAGTTTTATTGTCAATAACTTCAACAATCTGTCCGATTGCAGGAGCGGTAGCGCTAACAGTTGTCGTAACCTTGTCAGGTGTAGCAACTGCAACAGCTTTACCTAAGTCAGCAGCAGCTACTGCGTCGATTGCTAGCTGAAACACACCAGTTCGATAAACTCGCACCTCATTCTTGATTAGTCCGCCAGTACTCTCCATAGCGACACCTAAGAATGGCTTTACTCCAACTTCTGCTGCTTTAGCGTTGCCTGCAGCGTCAACAGTAACTAATTGTCCGCGATTGATCACGTTGCTACCAAATGGAGCTGAAATCAAATCGCCGTCTTGTCGTAGAAATGTCATTATTGATTCTCCTTCTCACGCTTTACTTCTTTATAATCTTCTTCATTCAGTCCGAATCGCTCGATGTCTGCTTTATCGGAGTCGTCCAGCTGAACTTCATCACCATTTCCATTGCCGCCTTCACCGCCATCTTCGCTCAATAGCCGCATTGCCGGCATTGCCGCAAAGAGTTCCGATAATAGCACATCAACAGATTTGGTTTTCGTATCAGATAACTGCACCTTGGTATCTTTGGCGGCGCAGAGTGCCAAATAGCTCTCCTTTTGAGCTGGGACAAGCTTGCCTTCAGAAAGCAACTTCTCATATTCAGCCTCAGCCTGCTTTTCCGATAGCTCTTGCTTCTGCCTTGCCAGTTCGGCTTTTTCCCGAGCCAACTCAGCTTTCTCAGCTTCAAGCGCTTTCTGCTCGTCAGACAAATCTTTCTTGTCGGACAAATTGTCCTCTCCAGACTTATCCTCGTCTTTATCTTCTGGCTCTTTAGCGTCAGCGATTTGCTGCTTTACCGCTTCCTCCTGATCTTCAGGAACTTCAACGTCTGCACCAGCGGCGACAGTTGTAGTCTTCTCCTCACCGTCTTCCTGCCACTTCACCTCGACGTCAAAATCACGGTCGTTAGTTACTTTTACCTTATTCATCCCATTCTCCTCTCTCTTGTTATTAGATGAATCACTAAGCACAATGGCTGCCTGCGACATGTCAGACAGCGCCGGCTCAAAGGCGTGCATACCTTTGAGATACGGATCGGTCACTAGCCCCACATGTTGGAGCACCGCGCCCTTGAGTGAGCCATCTTTCTTGTCCTTGTATTGCAAATCCATACCCATCGACACATTCGGAATCAGGTTTTTGTCGATTTTATCAGCAATCGCATTGTCACGGATTTCTATCAAACCATACAATCCGTCTTCTCGTGCCTCCAACTCTAGTAGTTCGCCAGTATTAAGACTTGCTAAGCTCGAGCTGTCATACGGGTGTCCTAGTGGCACTGGTACATAGTCCAAAACCCCGTCATTGAAGTTTTTTACCAACTGATCAACTAGATTCTTGTCAATAACCAACTTCGAATTATCCCAATCATTTGGGTCTATCCACTCTCCATAAGGACAAAGCTGCTTCCAATATCGCTTGTACTCGCTCTTGCCCTCGTCGCTCAGGCGGATGTTGTCTCTTGTCTTTGTCGAAACTGTAAACATATTATTTCTCCCGATACACTCCAAGAGAAATTTGCCCCAAAAGAAAATGCGACAAACTCGCTTGTCGCATATACTGGTCGTATTATATCATACTTGTGGTTAAAGCAAAACTATTTGTTTTTATGCTGCTTTTTCAGCTGTTCGTCTAGGTATTCAGAATCCATCTGCCAAATAGCATGCATCCGTTGAACTGCTCGGCTCGGTTTGTAATTTGGATCGGCGAGACGCTTCTCAACTTCCTCGGCCGTCTTATTCAAACTAGCCATCATTTCATCAGTCAGCAAGTCCTCTGATTCATCAGCGAGGTATTTAGTGTCCTTCGTCATTTCCATATCAGCCATGATAATCTCATTATCTAACTTCTTAAGCCTTTTTACAACGAACTTCTTGCCCCTAGACAGCAGATATTCGTCCTCATCTGTTATTGAGGTAACACCATTATCTGCTAGCACTTTCTCCATATCCAAATATGGCATATCCTTTGGAGCCTTAAAGATAAATACATATTTGTTCCCGTCAGCTTGCCGTGCAAACTCTATTGACACGTCCTGACTGGTAGATGTAGAAAGAAAATTAGGATTATCGACAATATCATTAACCGACAACTTTGACTCTAGCCCAATACCACGATACAGCACCACGTCCTTCTCTAGCTTCGTCTTCTTAATCGCCTTATCCAGTTGCTTAATATCAGCCTCAGCATACTCATTCATTGGTCGGCGACCCAATAGCGTCTGATTGATATTTATAAACCCATTGCCCTTGTATGTCTCGACACTCAGCAACTCTGCTTTGGTGTACTGTGCCACGTATGGGTTCTCTTCAATCAACTGCGGCTTTGGCGTTCTCTGAATCTTCTCAATGTTGTGCATCTGCGTGTTGTTCGGCGGGTTTATCTCATCCTCTGGATTATCGCCGAGAAGTCTCGTAAACGTCGAGCGGCAGTTAAAATGTCGCGGCGGAATATACTCAGGATATGCCTGCCACTCCTTCCACGTCATCACCTTGCCGTCCAGTGCGCTACAGCCAGGCGACGTCCGCGCATCCAGAATTGCCGAAAACTCCAACACATCGTCATCATCCCATACCGAATTACGCCCGGAATTGACCGCTTGTGCAATTGCGTACGACGCCGTATCCATCAACTTCGTTGCAAACCACGCCAGAATCAGTTTCGAAATCTCAGCACTGTAGTCGATCTGCTCATCATCCAGCACCACTCTATCCATCACCAGGCTTTTAGCGTAATTGGTGAGGTCATCCTGCTGTTTCTCGATAATCCAGTTTATGTATTCAACAGCTGCCTTGGTTAAATCGCTGCCGTTCTTCGCAGCCGGCTTACTCATTTCATCGCTAGCACTGATTTTTCCAATCTGATACCCCTGCTTAAAGAATGACACCAACGTTCGGCGGTACTCCACCGGAAACACCACCGCATCAATGTCGCTCACCAGCTTTGATTTTGCGACCTCCTGGCTGATCTCCTCCGCCACAGTCTCATAAACTGGGCGGATTTGGTCTAAAAAACGTTTTTCTAGCTCCTGCCATCTGGCGTCAAGCTTTTTCAAGCTCTCGCTCGGTTCATGCTTGTCACTCATCGTTCGCTGACCGGTCGGCGTGCCACCAGTCTGTTTCTCCTTGTTGGCGTTGCTTTCAGTATTTTCAGCCTGCTCAGTACGCTGCTGCTTAATCTTCTCCACGTCAAAGCCCAGCCGTGTCGCTGTTGCGTCCTCAATCTCGCTCGCCATTGCGTCAGATATGCGGTCTTTCTGAATCATCGTCGTAAAGGCGTTGAATATCGCACCAACCACTTCATTATCCAGCTTCTCGAATGCGAAAACCGGATAGCGTGGTTCGCTAAAGTTAATATCAATCAAATCAGCGATGATGTATTGGTTAATGTGAGCCGCCAGCTTATTCATGACGGATTCTAGACTCATACGGAACATCTTTGCTTGCGTGTCGCTCAATGCAAAACTACCAGTCGAGCTCGCCCCCTGCGAGCCTAACAGCATAAAGTTAGCCAGAAATACCCTTGCCATTTCAGAGTTCTGGCGCTCAATTGATTGGTGCGGATCGCGTCCTTCAGAGTTCAGCACTTCAAGTTCGTAATTTGCCGGCAAGGTAGCCATTGAATTGACCTTGCCTAAACGACTTAATACGTTCAATACTTTCGACGTTACTTTGTCGTCAGCTTTTGCAAGTGTGCTGCCGGTATTTTTCAATACCTTTGGTTTGATAGCGTCATTTTGCAAAGCAATGCTATCCAGGTATTCCAACTTCCATTTCTTGTCGTAGTTTCGCCAAAGTGCCGTAAATATTGAACGTCCGTAATACTGATCGTATCGTTTGCCTGGTGTGAATAGGAACGTTTTGTAAGCTGGAATATCCACCGTTGAACCGTCTTCTTGCGTTTGCTTAATTCCTTGATAGCCTTCCTTCAAATCGCTCTGAATCTCCACGCTTCTCGAATCCCGCAGCGCCAACTTCTTCAACTCGTAGCGGTTATTATTGAGCCGATACACCTTTTCCCATACTTGAAAACCATCCACTAGCGCCATCATCGACTGGTCGAGGAACAAATCAAACGGCGTTTCAATACCGCCTTTATAGCTCTCGCTCAGTAAGTTGTTTCGTACGAACTCTGCTTGTGTTTTCGCCTCAGTGCTCTCGTCGGCAGGCTTAATGTCGTACTCGCTTGCCAAAATCGGCATGGTTAGAATATTGAATAGTGCCTCGACAGTGCCATCACGCAGCATATCGCGGTAATCAGTAATTTTCCTCGGGCGGTTTAGCTTCATCTTCTCAGCTTCATAGTCTGTAAATACACCAGTACCAGCACTACCAATCTCACGTAGTCGACTGCCTGCATTTTTATCGTTATTCTTACCGCTCAAGTTTACCAGCTTCATAATTTCTCCATATAAAATACGACGCCTTTCGCGCGTCGTATATACTTACCCTGATTATATCATACTTATACTTAATCCGACCATTCATCGTCATCTAGCTCGTCATAATAATCACCAGCGGTCTGGAAATCTTTACTCGACACCTGATTCACTCCCTCCACCAACAACAACCGCACTGCATAAACCACCATGTCCACCATGTCATCATGTGTGCCTTTCGGAAATTCAATCAGCTGCTCGCGTAATGCCTGTCCATTCTGAATATCCTTGACGATATATATCCTGCCCGCCTCAAAGAATCGGCTCACGGCTAAGAGTCGCCGCACTTTGTCCTTATCAGGCTTCAAACCAATGACAGGCAATCCCGCCAGCAAATCCCGAAACACCAACCCCAGCGCGCCCTCTTCTATGCCAATCACCTGCGGTTTGTATATTTCATCAAGCTCCCTTACCGTATCAGCAGTAACACTCGGCGAGGTTCGTTGGTTGCGTATCGCACGTATGTAGACATTGCCGTCGGTGTACAGGTCAGCGACACCCATAGCGGTTGGGTCGGCCGTCTGGCGTTCACTGGCGGCAGGGTCAATTGTCAAAACTCTGGCTATCCTTGAGTGCTCATCTGGCACCTGGCTTGGCTCACATTCCTTAATCCAATCAGGCTTGACTATCGCATCTTCTTCGCTAAATGGCTTGTGCTGATATTCTTGCGCAAAAGCAATACTTCCAATGAAATCCTGATCGTTCGGGTCATCTCTCATCGCTCGTAGCTTCTCCAGGCTGCGGTGCTCCGGCCACAAAGCCCGCTCTGTGCCGTCCTCCTCGGTGGTGATTGCGTAAAATACTCGTGTCTGCCAACTTTTGAAAATGTCTTGCTGTTTCATTACTTTATTAACAAGGCTGTCAAAGTGAAGAATCGTGCCGATAACAACAGCACGTCCACCTCTAGCTAATGCTGGAATAGCTGCTTTGGTAAACCAATGATACAATTTCTGGCGTTGTTCAGCGCTCTTGATGTTCTCGTCGTTCTCGATGTCGTCGAATATCATTAGTGTCGGTCGAGTATGTCGATGTCGAATACCACGAATTTTCATACCAGATCCTTTAGCGGCGTATTTAATGCCGTTGCTCAGCACGAACTCGCCATCTTGCCAGTCATCACCTTTCATGTTTCCGAATAACCATTTAATTTTCGGATTATTCTCGAATTCGTCTTTAAGTGCATTGATGAACTCAGCTGCTTGTGTGTATGTGTCGCTGATTATCACTATGAATTCTTCTTGTTCAAAACAACCAGCCCACAACGGATATGTCATGTCTACTGTTGTCGACTTCGCGTGTCCACGTGGCGCAATAACGCCTATTCGTCGATTGTTCTTGTCGCCGATCAGGTCTAATATCTCTTTATGAAACGGTGGCGTCTCTAGCGGAAAATATGGCCGTGCAATAAACCAACCGAACAGATGGATGTTCTCCCGTCTCTTAAATATTGCTAATAAGTATTGTCGGAGCTTATTTCTATCCGTTTCCCAATATTTTTCGCATAGTCGTACAATATCTTCCCTAGTCAGATTATTCAAAGATGGCTGCTCGGAGTTCTTCGTCATCAATATCACCTTCCTCTTTCGCCTTTCTCAGCTTCAGGTCTCGCTCGTCTCGCCAGCCGCAGACATTTTTCATAGTAAAGATAGCAAAGCTTGGCGGCGCAGCGCCACTCAAAGCCACATCAACGATGAACTCGCGTTGCAAATCCTTGGCGGTATCGTATGCCTCAGCGAATTCTGGATGAAGATCGCACCAGTCTCTCAAAGTGTTGCGATGTACACCAATTTTTCGTGCAAATCCTTCAAGCCACGGCATTCGCTGAGGCAAGCGGCGCGAGACGTATTTGCCGCCCTCGGTGCCGGTTATTTCCTGCTCTCTAATAATTTCTAACGGCTCGATTGAAAAATAGTCAATAAGCTGCTGGCAATACTCTGACTTATATTTCGTCGGCTGTCCTGGTTCTGGCTGCTCAGGTTGTTTTGATGGCTTGACAGGCGGCTTTTTCGGCGTATCCTTAACAATCCCGCGCAGTTGCTGCTTCGGTGATTTGCGGCTAGACTGCTTGCTACTTCGCTTATTCCTGCGCATAATTTTTCTGGTTACCATGATATTTTCTCCAAATAAAAAAGCGGCTCTTTCGATCCGCAATTCCTAAGGCTATTATAACATAAAAGAGGCGGCACATAATTCGCCACCGCCCCTTCAAACTTTTTAGGTGCACACATATCATTGACGTTTACGTCAGTTATGTTTTAACTAGCTTGATTTCAAGCCTTCCCGTTACCTCTGTTTAGGTTGCAATCTCTGTGTGCTAACCGGCAGTTCTCAATCGTCGTCAAGCCGCCCTTACTGATTGGGACAATATGATCAATAGTGCAATCCTTCATCGTTTCAATCGGCTTGTTGCAGAGTGAACATATTGCTCCATTATTATTTATTAGTTGTTTACGGATAAATTGCTTTGAGCGAGTTTCTTTTATGCTGTAAACTCTAGGTGTTGGCGTTTTATAGTTTCGTCCTTTGATTTTACGTTTCATAAACCTCTTAATCGTTCGATTGCTCTTGTGCTCTCGACGAAATGACGATCAGTTCATCAAACGGCAGAATGAACATTTGACGAAAAATTGACGTACCTATATTAATTACCGCCTTGCCATCTTTAACCGCAATCACCGTACCGTACGACGACTCTGAACCCTTACCTCGCTTAAACGCCACTATGCTACCGACTTTAGGCTCAGGCTCAGCTTTTGGTATTATCTGCTCCTGCTTGTCTACACCGAATGTCGTTTTGATTCTTTTAATTAGCTTCATCTTAAAATCCTTATTTAGTTATTGACTCAATAAACTCAATCGCCGCATCACAGCCCTTACAAACAACAGCCTGGATGCCAGCCTCATTGAGCGTTTTAATCCACTGTTTTTGATTTGCTGACGTTACGCCTCCCTTCTTGCGTTTCATTTCGATAGCGACAAGACGATGATTTTTACCATAAACACCGTCGCCACTAACAACAGGATTGTCTCCATAGTGCATGAACTCCATCGTTGCGTCGCTATAGTCTGCTGGGACTACCACGAACAGATCAGGCACACCAGAACTCACACCAAGCTTTTTGTTCTTCGCTTTCTGACTCCAGCTTCGGGTGTATGTTTCATTCGGCACGCGAAAATGTGGATAACCTTTCAGCCGCAGCCACTGCACAAATGCTTCTTGTTCTTGATCCTCGGTTGGATTTTCTATGTTTGCGATGTTAGGCATTATTCCCACTCCTTAATTCCGAGATATGCTAACCAATCTTCTCGATTTTCTTTAATAGACCTTTCAGCGTCTTCCTTTGTTTCGTAGCGTACAGGCTCGCCTGAGTCATTCCAGAAACTATCAGAACAGTCCAGTTTTTTATTTATATAATCGTAGCTAACTACGTAGCCACCTTTCCCATTCTCAAAATCTGGCTTAAACGTTGACGTTTTTCGCAATCTGACTTCAACTAGTTTGCGTTCATAAGCTTCTTTACATTCTTCTTCGGTGTGATAAACATTACCATTGTCAATATTCAATCTGTCAATGATAGCGTCCGTGTAATTGCGACAGCTAACCTTGCCCCAATAGTCAATGTACCAATATCTATCGCCCCATTTAAGATTCCAACTAATACTGCTTGTTGATTCGAACCACTTGTCAAAATTATCGATTTCTCTAACAAGAATTGAATGTCTATGGCCTGATTCACACGCTTTCAAAACTCTTGTGCCATCGATTTTAATTTTCTCTTTGAAGATTGCCCCAGCTTTAACGGTGGGCAAATCTTTTAGTAGCTTATATAGTCTCATTTCTCCTCCAACAATTCAGAATCTTCGTGAATATTACCAGCGACTTCTAGTTGTGTTAATTCAAAGAGAGCCTCAGTTACGCCTGCGCATTCTCCTACAAAGGCGCCCTCTGAAAGCTTGACAGTCCAGTATTCAATAGGCTCGCCTGCGTCATCTACGAGAACGTCGCCTTCGTTGATTTTCGTACCGTTTCTGTCTTTTAATCCTGTATCTTGCTCGATAATATACCGCTTGTTGTCTGAGTCTGGTAGCAGCCGTGTATACCACAAGTCAGAGTCATTCTTGTCGTATATCTCGAAGATAAATACATTACCTCGACTGTCTATAGCTACATCTTCTTCGTTAAGATAAGCCTTTTCTAGGTTGTCCCAAATCCTGAACTTAATTTCACGCATTAGATTTCCTTTCTGCTATAGTTTCCTTCATCAAATCCATTGTTTCCTCTGTGTCGTCAATTAAGTCATAATACCAATCCTCAATGGTTTTTAACTTAAGCTCTTTTATGACTTCAAAAATATCGTTTGCTGCTTTTGCGTCGAGTACGGATTGATAACATTCAAGCCCGTCATACGAAGTATGACCCCTGGCAATATTAAGTTGAGCAGCTTGAGTAAGAACTCTATATTCATACAACATTTGATATATTTTATCTTTTGTTTTTTTATCTAGATTACCCAAGTTCACAACACGTCCTCCGCCTTGATAACCTCTGCATCACCAGCGGAATCTGACTCTGACACATCTCTAACGTCATAGCCCCAAATCTCGTCAAAATCGACATCTACGAGGTTTTGTGCCTCTTGCACGCATCGCTCGGCGACTTGTTTTGCTTGCTCAAGATTGTCGGCTTCAATAAAGAGCTTTCCCATTACAGTTTGTTCAATTTCTGCTTCGTAAATCATTATCATTTTCTTTCTCTATGTCCATAAATTAGTGGTTTAGTTGACATCTGCTATTTTGTCTTTTTTTCTTCAATTGTGTAGCCCTCATCGCTACTAATTACATCTTTACTGAAATAGTTAGCTATATTTCCAAAAATCAATACATAACATGCTTTAATGTCGCTCATAAATAATGGACGATACTCTGCACGAAGACAAAACTTTTTTGCAATTCTCTCAATATCTTCTTTAGGTAGTATTCTCTCGATATCATGCTTATTAAATCTAAGATTATGTTCTATTGCAAATTCTAACTCTTCAACTGTCTCTTTGTATGTCATTGTATTATGTTTACTCATAAATACTCCTCCTTATCTACACGAAATCATGTGGTTTTATTCAACCACAGAACTGGGGCAAGACGACACCAAGTGAGTGTATATCATTAGTTAATTACTTTAAGGATTGATGTCGCCAGTTGATAGCACCAAATGATAGTTGTTTTTTCATTTTTTAGGTAGGTAGAAATATAAGTTTCCATGAAAAATAAAAGGTGCGTTGGTGCTACCAGTTAGACAGACGACCCGGGTGGGCAAAACGGTCATCTGTCCAGTTCTGCGGTCGAATTGTTAATATTCACCCAGTTTTTCGACGTATGGTAGGTCGTTGGTAAACGACATTTACCCTTTCAGATATGCAAACACCAGAACTGTCGCAATTAGGATGTTATAAATAACCTGAAGTACGTAGCCACTACCGTCCATCGGCTTTCGCGGTTTATCTACCAGAATCCAACCAAATAAAACTGTAATCGCCGTTGTCACTAAGTGGATTATTGTAATTATTGCTCCAAAAACTTCCATGTTATTCTTGCCACCAAAATCCTTTCTGCTCAGCGTCAGTCTCAGACGGCTTATTGCCGTCTTTCAGGCTGCCAGCTGGCTTATTATTTATCTTGACCGCGACATCTACGTCCCGAACGCCGTGCTCCAGAAGCCATTTCCTGGCTCGCTTGGCATCAGATTCGGTAGCGTAGGTCTTGCGTGCGGCTTATTCTTGTCGTCGCTCCAGCGAACGGTGAATGTGCAATTCATCAGAGACATTACGTAGCCTCCTGTTTCTTGCGTTTGCGGCGCTGCTTTTTGCGAAGTGCTCTTTTAGTCATTTGGATCCTCGATCGTGCCGCCAAGCAACTCAAGACGTTTGGTAAACTCCTCTTCAACATCTCGATCGTTGGGTGAGAGTAATGTTTCAAAACTAATATTAATCTCGAACTCATTCTCATACGAAACTAGAGGGTACTTCTTTCGATAGTTTATGTCGAATCGCTTGCCATCAATACTTGCTTTAATCAGCATATACTCATATTTGCCGACCCAAATTGTGTCTGGAATCGTGAATTGTGTGAGCCCTGCCACTTTCTTACAGCCCCACAACCCACAATATTGCCTTAACCAATACTGCTATAATAGCTACTCCGACTAGCGAAACTAAAATCCCGCCGATCAAATATCCTATGATATTTGCCACTTTTTGCATTTTGCTATCCATTGATTACTCCTCTTCAAATTAGTATTTTTATGCGCCCTGTTGCTGTAATTCCCGGCGTAGCAGCTGGCTTTCCGTTAACTGCTCGCTCTCAGCCTTGCGATGTTCATCAGCGATAGCTGAGACTTCATCGACAATGTCAATGTCCGCCAGCGTCATCTGGTCGTAAAACCAATTACCAAGCTCGAATCTATCGCAGAACTCCGCTAACGGCTCATCTTTTAAGTGCAAATCCAGCGCGATAACATCAAGCTCATCAGATGGATACTCAAACAGCAATTCTGTCAGTATCCTAATGATTAGTTTTCGGCTCACTATTTCTCCTTTCTTATTACTTCGATCGCACCCTCATCGGGTAGCCACAAATTGCAACCAAAGCTGTAAAATTATACTGCCTTGGGGGTGGCTCAAATGTGCGAGGAGCTCCTGCGGTTGACGCCCCACCCTATATATACGAATCTGGCCACCCAAAAAGGGTGCGATGTAGGTTTGTTAATGTTCTTCTGTTCTGCCGATTTCTTCCTCGACGTACACGCCGCCGATATCGAATATCGAGCGGATAGCGTTAGCTTCTGCGCATTTCGCCAACATTACTCGCGGCATGGTTTTCCACGTCCCCATAGCATCGCCAGCGCGGTACTTACCGTAGTTGTCATCAGAAGTATGAGTTTTGGCAAACTCGTCGTAATAGGCCGTGTATTCACCAATCTTCACCGCTTCGTTTGAGCCGTCAAACCTGCCAAACACCTCTACTGTCGCCGAATCCAGCTTGGTTTTTTCAGCATCCTTGTAGTCGAAGACTGCTTTGCCGGTGTAGGCGTACGTCGGGTTTTTCGAACGGCGAGCCAGCGAGCGTAAGCCGTGAATACTAACGATTGGCTCCAGCTTTTCGATCCACTGACCGTTTACATTTTGACGCTGGTACACTGCGTAGATCTCTTTTTTCAGCGGATTCAGGTTGTATTGACTACACACCAGCATAAAGTAGGCTAAATCCTCGATTGGTCGTATTTTGCCCATTTTATCGACTCCCAGCAGGTTGCGGTGAATATTGCCGAGAACCTTTTCTTTATTCAGCCCCATCGCCCAGTCACCAACATATTTCGCTATGCCAGCGTATTCTTTCTTGACGCTAGGCTTCGCAACTTTCAAGCTGCTCTGCTCTTTCATTTACTTCCTCCTTTCTCAATCGGTGAGAAACACTGCACTCGCACTGGTTTAACCATTCCTGAACCTAGGTAGAGCATGTCACCCTTGCCGAGGAGCCGTTCACCCCCGGATTCATCCAGGATGATTTCCGAGTTCTTGGCGGTTGCTACTCTCAGACAGGCTTTAACCGGGCAATTAGCTTTGATGATTGGTGCGACAATGTCGGCACTTGGTCGCTGCGTGGCAATTATTACGTTAATATTGGCCGCGCGACCTTTTTGCAGAATACGCGCCAGGTCAGTTTCAAGCTGTTTACGGGTGTCTATCGTGGTGGTTTTAGTCTTGAGCTTACCGTTTTCATCGAAGACTCCAATTTCGTGCTTTTCTTTGCCAGTCTGCATCACCAGGTCAGCGTATTCATCAATGATCAATACTCGGCGCTTAGCATTAACTCGCTTGTTCTTGTAGCGCTCATCCATTAGGTGAACCAGCTTCTTAATCAGCATGAGTGCTGCTGGCACTTCTGAGATGATGTTTTTACCCAAATCTTCAAAGTCTAGACCTTTCATGTCGATAATGTCGACTTCGCAGTTATTCAAACTCTGGATGATGTTACGGATAAACACTGATTTGCCAGATCCAGTTTGACCGCCAATCAGCATGTGTGGCATTTTGGCAATGTCGTCATAAACAACGTTGTTCATAGTGTCGACACCGATTGGTATCTGGTGGCTGTTGGCTTTGCCGTCAAACGTCGGGAATGACTGCTCGTGCGGTACTTCGATGCCGACAGTTTTTGTGCCGTAGACTGGCGCGATAACTCGCACAGCGTCAGAACCGAGCGCCAGCGACAAATCGTCACCCATAGTAGCGATTTTTGACATTTTAACGCCACGATTTGGTCTAAACATGTACGTATCGACCGTATTACTTTTGATTACCTTTTCGACACGTCCGCCGATGCCAAATTCTACTAATTTCCCCTTTATTAGATCAGTTTCCGAACCATCATCGCTGGCAATATCTTCAGCAACAACTGTATTGACTGGCGCGAACTTCTCGCGTCGTTCTGTTGTGTGCACAGTTCTGACAGTGACGCCTTCCATCTGCGCCACAATGTGCATCGACTGCGCGCCGTTCATCATGTCGCGTGGGTTTGGAAAGTAGGTAGCGTTAGGATTATCAACATAATCGCTGACTGCCTTAACTACACGTCCAATTACATCGTTAGCTTCCTCAATGCCGTGGCGATCAAGCACATAATCTTTGATTTGAGGCATGCCGTCGCGGTTGATAGTTTTCTTGATTTCCTTGAAAACGACGCGGCTGACAGGCTTCTTGTATTTGAATTCAATCAGCTGCACGTAGATCCAGGATTGAATCAGATATGCCCAGTTTTCGGTATCTTCGTCAGAGTATGACGTAACACTTTTCCAATCAACGATCTCCAATGCGTCGCCTAAATCACGAACCAAATCAATGTAGCCCTTCATCGGAATCTTCTTATTACGGATCGATAGCTCACACTCGACGCGATCTTCAATCGCGAGTATATCGTCATATGTCGGCAGTTCGTTGATAACGATAGTCGACAATTTTTGGTACTGGTCGATAATTTTCTCGCGGCTGCCAGTTTTGCCATAATCGATTTCGTAGTCAGCAATATTTTCAATTTCCTGTAATCCAGACTGTATTGCTACCTCGATTGACTGACCTTTCAGTCGCTCCTCAATCATCTTATGCATTGCTTTGCCGACAACCAGTGCTGGACTAGACGGCTCGTCGTACACCTTGGCAATGTAGCGTTTCTTGAATTGAATCTGATTATTTAAGAAACACATTATAGCCGAATGACTTAGTATTATTCGCTCCACTTACACCTCCCCCGCCAAAGCTCGGTCGAGAAATGTCGGATCGATTAGGTTTTCCAATTTCTCCAAAATCTCACTTTCACTCATTTCACTTTCTCCTTAAAAAATTAGTAGCATTTCACCTTACCATTCAGGCATACGCTCCACGCCTTCCATCCGCTCGAGTCCCACTTGCTGCGTGCCGCATAAATCTTATAAGCGAGCGCCACATTGTGCTCTGGCTGGTATCGCCTGTCTGTCGTGTCGTGGATTGAGTTGACCTGGAATAACCCAGCGTCATTCGTTCCATTTGTATTGCGCCCCAGGGCGTTTGTTCGGCATCCACTCTCAGCCTTCATCACTGCCATAGCGATATCCACGTTCCAGTCGTATTTAGCGACCAGCGGTCGAAACCCCTCGCAGACACCTGCGCCAGCTGCCTCCACAGCAGCTTTTGGCGGCGCAGATGCATGAGCTTCGACCGCTGCGACCTTAGGCTTCAGTAGCGCCGGTCGCACGCTCGCTACTTTACGGCTTTTAACTGCTGAACCTGCTCAGAGATTCTTGTTTCCAGCTGGCTATTCTTCGATTCCTGGTACTTCACCCCCAGTCCGAATCCAACCACGCTAGCGATTAGCGCTACGATGGTGATGGTTTTAATACTTTCAATAACGTTTTTCCAATTGATTTTTTTCATAGTCTTTTCTTCCTTTTTATGTTTAGATTTTTTAGTAACTCCAAGCTGCTCAGGTGCCGGTGGCTTGCTTGGTTTCTGATGCTGAATTGTCGTCAGCTCATAGTCTAAGGCGTCTTTGTTGATAGCTGCCTCCTTTCTTAGTTAAATATCCCCTTGAGAAGCCAGCTGTCTATGTCGCCACTATATAATTTCTTTGGCCGATCCGCTTAAGTTTCGCAAAGTTCAATCATTGATAACTCTCAGAAGCCGCTACAAACAACAATCGAGCGACCTCATTCAAGCCATCAAAAGAGGGGCGAGCCTTTGCGATGCTCGCCCCTCTGAAATTGGGTCTAATCTAAAGAATCACCGCAAAGGTGATTTACGAAGTGCCAAATTGTCCAAAAAAAGAACTCTCTGATTAACAGAGAGTTTCTATAGTAATATTATACCATAGAAACAATCTGTTAATTACTTCATAAATCGTAATTTCCAGATTGTTAAAGTGAAAGGCTCATGGCGGCAATCCTTGCTGTCCTTACCTTGATGTTTTCATTGTAGCAAACCTAAAGCGTTTTGTCAATATGTCGGCTAAACATTCACAATCTCGCCTCTTATGCAAGCCGTCCCAGCATGTGCATTTGCCGCCAACTTATAGTTCTTAATTTCGTCCCAAATCTCACACATATCACCGTCCAAATTATGTAAATACCGCTGCGTTACTTGTAAGCTCGAATGCCGCAATAATCTCCGCACTACATCGACGTCAGCACCACGCTTACGTACGTCAGTGGCGAAACTATGGCGTAGTTCGTGTAGCTGAAACCCCTCCAACCCCGCTTCACGAAATTGCCGCTGTATTTTCTTGCGAATGCCGTCAACAGTTAGTGGTTCGAAATATTGACGACGCGTGGTTTTAATCCATACATAATCTATCACGCCAGCCGCCCTAATCCACGCATCTAACCGCTCACGTGTTGTGTCGGATATATACACCCAGCCGTCTTTACGCCCTTTGCCTACTGTGTAAATTGTGCGTCCATCCAAGTCGTTCAGGCGTAAGTTAGCAAACTCCTGTGCACGCATCCCCGTATCAAACAGTACACGAATCATCACCTCAGTAAGCAAATCATCGCAACCACTCAGCACCATTGCAATCTGCTCCGATGTATACCATTTTCGGCGGCATGGTGCAGGCTTTGGCTTTACTACCATCCGGGTTTTGATTTTCATCGGATAATTCATGTCTCGCAGCCAAGCTATCCACGACATCACCGTAGCAACATTCGTGCGTATCGTTGTAGAATTACACCTCGAACCGAGCTGTCCCAATGCCTTTTTCTCAATCCATCGATCAAGCTTTTTATTAGTTAATTGCGACATATCCTCAATGTTTGTCTGGGCAATAAATCTACTTAAGACACTACGTTTTGTTGCCATAGTTGAAGGGGTTAGTTGCTTCACATTCATACACCACTTCAAGTAAACTCGCAACTGATTCTCTGCTGGCGTTCGCTTTATCTTCATCGTAAAACTCCTAAATCTCCCACCTCGTGTCTATATAGATCGTTATAATCATTGGAATATTTATTCCAAGTCTATATAGACCGTTTCTGGTTAATTATTATGAAAAATCACCCATTATACCCTCCAAATTTCAAGCCAAGCTAGCTTTTTAGACAAATAATTTTGCCTAATTTGTGTCGGCTGGTGTTATTTGCTTTACAAATATCACTATCGGTTATCTAATATCTAGCAGTAGACACGCAAAAATCACGCCACTAGATTTCTCCGGGCGCTACCCTCCATTTTTCAAGCCAAGCTAGCTTTTTAGACAAATACCCATATCGCCATACATCTGCGATATCTTCGCTCTACCGCTATAATTCATATCTCGTCTGGCTCTTTCCTCCATTTTCCGTTGTTTCTTCTCTTGCCGCTGCCGCGCCAGTTCGTTGATCGCTCTGGCAATTCGACCGCGCATCCACAATAGCGACTTCTCCAGATTTTTTAGCGACCAAATTGACGCGAGGTACCTCTCAGGGTCGCGTTTAGTTTTTGCCACTTCAACTGATTCGTCGAACTCTTGTTTATATTTCTTTTGCCGATTACGAAACATTGGCAAATATGCGTCGTCTTTGATTAGTTCTGACGCTTTGCCAAGGTGTTTACGCATCGTAGTAATTCGTTTATTGTCTACAACGAACATATTACCCTCACTTATTTTTGATATAAGTTTGAGGTCAAAAAGAGAAAACCCCAGCAAAAAACATTACTGTTTTACTGAGGTCTCCCTTGCTCGATTGTTGTTCTCTATTAATATAGCAAATTATGATAGCGAAATCAAGGCAGATAATTGCCACAACGGATACACTCATGATCATATCCGCCGCCCTGATACTGTCCGCAATATTGACAATTATGGCAGTGCTTGCAAATAATCGTCGGCGTTTCACTTGTGATGCCACACCATACACATTGATATGTCGCACACACCTTTGAGCTGTGCTCGATCTGCCTGTCGGTCATGATCACTTCGCCCATCTCCGCCATGGCATTCTTTTTTAGCCGCTTCTGGCTTGGACGTGGCGGCTCTATCGTATTCCTTGCGTAGTATAAACTATGTCCACTTTCCATAATCTCACCTTTCCGTATAGCATTCCGTTACTACCTGAATTACCGCAGCCAAACTCCAATCTAAGTGTTTTTGTGCCGTTCACTTCTGTTGGCTTGCCATCTGCTAGTCCAAATAGTTCCATCTCATTTGAGAAATCATATTTTACACTAGCAGTATCACCCTCCAATCCAACATTAAATATCTTGCGTCCGCCACTACCGCCTATCCAGCCAATTTTACGCAGCTCTGGCGGCGTAGTGTTCTCTATCATTTGTCCCAGCTGTTCAATTTTGTCAAAACCAATTGCCAGATAAACAAACAGGTTTTTTATCTCTATCAAATCCTTTGGTAAAAACACCACCAGCGTATGTGCTTCCAGCCATCTGTACTGCGCATCCGCCAGCGACACGGTCTTACACTGGTAAGGATATTCCTGATTTCTGCTACCAATCATAGACGCGCCTCGTAATCATACACTTTAGTTCGCATAGCTTCATATTCAGGACTATTGTTTAGTAGTTTATCTCCTAATGGCGCCTTACCAGTGCTAATCATATCGATAATTACATAGATTTTGCCGTTGTATCCAACATCTGTTGGTTGCGGTAGCATAGTCTCGTCAGCTACCAGCATCTTGCCAATGCCGGATCCAGCTACTACATCTGTATTACTTTTAACCGCCGAATAATCCACCACGTCGCCAACGGGCGCTTTCGTTGATAATAATATTCGGTAGGCTTGAGCAGTATTTGTGGTGATTCCGGCATTTGGATCGATGTAGTGGTCAAATAGTTCAAAGTTATCATTGACGATCTCCAGTTTGGTGTTTAATACTGCCAACTTGTGAGCTTCTACCGCCCACCATAAATATCTAAAAGGTGCGCCGCCTTTATTGCCGGCGCTACCGCCCATACCAGGCGTGCCAGTTATATAAATATAATCCTTGCCTTTTATTTGTCCAGTTCGATAACCTTTTTCTTGTCTATCACCAATCATACCAATATCTCCGTTCCCAGTAGCAAATTTAACCGCTCCAACCTAAAGCCCTGCGGCGGTGTGTCAAACGCTAATACTAGCGCCATTAGCTCGCTCTCGCGTGTCCTCTCAGGGATGACTGGCTTCATATTAAGTCCAGCAATTCGAATCCTGCCGTTCTCTGCTTTTATTGAATCGCTCTTACCATACAGTCTACGCCACATCTCGTCAATCTGATCACTTAATAATGCTACTGGCGTTAAACCATCAACTGGCGCAAAAACCGCACGCACACCATTGTTACCAGCCACTACGCACCACAAATCCAAATAAGCCTCAACTATCTGCGCATAGTGAGGCATAAGCATGCGGATATACAGCACTGCCGACGATTGATTGCCTAGTGATATATACTTGGCAACATCACCAGTACGAAACCCTTCCGCCTTATCTTCTGCTCCGACAGACAGGTCGCGCTCAGTTGCATCGTAATAGCAGTGTCCGACGATTGAACCGCGAACTGGCACGACCTGTCTCAGCATCTTATTCCTCCGTCTTAAACAACTGTATAGCGGTAACCAGCAACACGTTAATAATCGGGCCATAAATGCCGAACGCATCAGGGTTACCCTGCACGAACGCCGCTAGCGCGCCCAGCGCGTTTGAAACTCCCACATACAGCGCAACTTTTAATATTTTGAGTAATTGTTCTTTAGTCAATTTCATATCATTGTCCTCCTTATTATTATTTATTAAAATTTTTGAATAAATTGGTTAAAAATTCGATGATCTTATTGACGAGCACCTCCAGCGCCGAAACTCGCTTTTCTAGGCTATCGATTGGCTTATCGCTTAGATACAGCTTATCGATTGCTAGCGTACCGCCCTCTAACACCATCAAGTCATCATCAACCAGTCTCGTAACATGAGTGACGCGAACCTTTGTTCCCATTGGCAATTTCTTTGCCAATTTACCAGTAGTTAGGTCGGTAACTTCGCACTCTGAACGCGTCCAGAAGTCTTGGTCGGCAATATCCTTCAGATTCTTTTGCCATGCCGGCTTATCCTTATTTGGATCAGCTGGCGCAACTAGCTCTGTCGCTGCAATACCGAACGGTTTGTTGTTCTTAACTGCGTACTGTGATAGGTAGTATTTCTTACCCTGTACCACTGTCTCCTTGGCGATATCGATAACCGTCCCTCTAGGAATCACGTTGCCAAACGCTTCCATAGTTATCATATTGACGGCACGTAGCCCTGCGACTGGTGCGACGACCAGTTTTATATCTTCAATATCGTTCAGGTTACGCACCCACTCGCTTCGTTTCAATTCTTCTGCTTGGCGAGCCAGCTCTGCACGTCGTTGGTGCGCCTCCTGAGAATTATTTACATCAGCACGGATTTGGTCGATTGACCATCCCTTAGCAGCTTGCCCCAAGTAGTGCTGTAAACCCTCTGGGTCAACTTCACGCCCTAAAATTGAGCGGAACACTTCGCGAATCTGCGTCTCGTTGACTGTCGGACGCGAACCACCGCCAGCGTGATAGCGGTCAGCGATTGCACGGATACGCCCTTTATCGATTGGCGAGCAACTGGTATTGAACCATTCTTTATGCACATAAATATTTAGGCGGCGGCCGTAGGCTTTCTCCATGTCGTAGTGGAACTCGCCCATCGTCTCATAATCACCATCGCTAAGGCGTATATTACATTCATAACCTACTGTCGTAGCATTACCTCTAGCATTACCAGCGTGCCAAGCAGCGTTTACAGCATCTATAATCCATGCCACTCTGCCCGCCTCGCCGACAGTATGTGCCGAGGTGTTGCCATTAGCGCGGCATAGATAATTCACTATCGACATAAAGTCTGAATTACTGCCCCACCAGTGATACGTTACGCCCTCTACAGATCGTGCCATGCCATACACCGCTGATACTTGGCTTTCAGGCGTATAGTTCGGCGAGTTAAATTGTGTTAGTTCTTGGTATGACATTTTCTACTCCTCCTTTAACACTTTCTTAATGAACCGATAAACAAACTTGAAAGTTGCCGCGAAAAGCAAACCAACCACTGCACCACTAAACGCGCCTGCAAATATCGCCATAAAAAATAACTGCTCCAACATACTCATTTTGCTATCCTATCGATAATTACCATTTTTAGTATTGCCCCAGCCACAGCGGCGATGATAAACCAAACTATCCTTGCCTGGTTATCTTCCAGCTTATCCAACCTATCTTCATGATTTCCTACGTCTTTTTCCAGCTTCACTAGCCGCTCTACTACCACCGTCAGATCCAGTCTGTCAATCTTTGCGCTGATTGACTCTATCTGATTCCTGATGTTTTGTATATCGGCGTCCATCTTTCCTAATTTTTGCCATAGCTCCGCTTCGTTAGTATTATTTGCTGCTGCCATACTTTGTCGGTCTCCTCTCTCTCACCCCAGGCCGCAACCAAATAAAAATATGCGTCCTGAAACGCATATACTTACTTACATTATACCACGGTTTTACCGTAAACATAATGCATTTTTCATGGTTCTATACAACCA